AATGGAGAGGGTGTGGTTATATTAGAATTAACTAAAGTCGCAGGCTATGGACCACAACAACACCAGGATGCCCCGCTTGACACAGTGGGTGGCATTTATAACGGCGGAAGCTTAGGATAAGAACTATGAAACTTATTAAAGAAATAAACGAAGACATTCAGTATATACAAGAAGAAAAGAACGGTAAGAAAAATTTATACATCGAAGGTGTTTTCTTACAATCCAACATTACAAATAGGAATGGTAGATGCTATCCTAAAGAAGTAATGGAAAAGGAAGTAGCAAGGTATACTGAAGAACAAATTAACAAGAACAGAGCATTGGGCGAATTAGGACATCCTGATGGCCCAACTGTAAACCTAGATAGAGTTTCACATATGATTACTTCTCTTAGACAAGAAGGTAGTAATTGGATTGGGAAAGCTAAAGTTCTAGATACTCCAATGGGTAAAATTGCTTCTAACTTAATTGAAGCAGGTGCTCAACTAGGAGTCTCTTCTAGGGGTTTAGGGTCCATTAAGGAAAAGAACGGTATTAATGAAGTCCAAAATGATTTTATGTTGGCAACAGCTGCCGATATCGTATCAGATCCATCTGCACCTGACGCATTCGTGCAAGGTATTATGGAAAGTAGAGAGTGGGTCATGGTAGATGGAGTATGGGAAGCTAGACAAGTTGAACAAGCTCAATCAATAATTAACACGGCTAAAGCAAGTGAACTAGACGAAACCAAACTAAAAGTGTGGGAATCGTTTATGAACCGCTTATCCAAAATTTAATTTGTATAAATATTTAAAGAATTAATAAAATCCTAACAGGAGAAACAAATGGCAATAGAAAGTAAAATACGTGAACTACTTGCTAAGGGCGACGAACTTAAAGAAGCTCTACAACAGGAAGAGAACGTAGAAGAAATTACAGAGGGGGCTGCTAACAGGCCTCTTGACAAATCTCAGGGCGATTCATCTATGCCTGCTCAAGGCAATAGTGATGCTAACCCAGAGATGCAAGACCTTTCCGGAACAGGAAATAAAGAAGGCGGATTAACTTCTGAGGTCGGAAAAGCTGCTTCTTCAAAAGCTTCAAAAGATGGCACATTACCAAGTGGTAACGGTGCTGGTGAGGCTCCAAACTATACTTCAAAGGAAGATCCTAAAGATGTAGTTGCACAAGCTAATAGCAAAGGCAACGTTCATCAAGAGGAAGCTGAAACTGAAGAAGACGTAGTTGTTGAAGAAGAAGAAACAACAGAAGACGTAATTGCAGAAGACGAAGCAGTTGAAGAAACTGATGAAGTCATTGAAGAAGACGTTATTGTTGATTCCGAAGAAGAAGAACTAGACGTCGAAGCTTTATTTGCAGACGAAGAAGGGCTTACAGAAGAATTTAAAACAAAGGCTGGCGCAATATTTGAGGCAGTCGTTGTTGCTAAAGTAAATTCTATCGTTGAAGGTATCGAACAAGAACTTCAAGAAGAAAATGCTAAGGCACAAGAAGAATTCAAAGAGGAGATGGTTGAGAAAATCGATGGTTATCTTAACTATGTCGCTGAGAACTGGATGAAGGAGAACGAATTAGCTATTGAAAACGGTTTAAGAAATGAAATTTCTGAAGACTTTATCTCTGGCTTAAAGACTCTTTTTGAAGAGCATTACATTGAGGTCCCTGCTGAAAAGTATGACGTCCTCGGTGAGATGCAAACCCAAATTGATGAACTTAAGGTTAAACTTGATGAATCAGTTGCGGAAAAGATTGGTCTTGTTGAGGCTAAGCAATCTTTAGAAATGACTCAGGTTATTTCAGAAGCAAGTGCTGACCTAACAATGACGGAAGCAGACAAACTTAATAAACTCTTAGAGAATGTTGAGTTTGGCAGCAAGGAATTGTTTACAGAAAAAGTTGCAGTTATTAAAGAAAACTATTTTCCTAAAACAGTAACTTCGGACGACGACAAGATGAGCGATACAGTAGAAACTGGTTCGTTGATTGACTCGAATAGCCCAATGAGTATTTACTCTCAGGCTATAACAAAGGCAGTTAAAAAATAACTTTTTTATAAATAATATTACTTAAAAAACTTAAGGAGTAAAAACAATGTATCTTTCAGAAGAACTACAACAAAAATGGGGCCCAGTTCTGGACCATCCAGAATTGAGCGACATCAAAGATGCACACAGACGAGCAGTAACAACAGTTGTTCTCGAGAACCAAGAAAAGGCTCTTAGAGAAGAGAAAACAGCAATGTTTTCAGAAGCAACTCATGCTAATGCTACTGGTGCAAGTATTGATAACTATGACCCAATTCTTATCTCATTGGTAAGAAGGGCTTTACCTAACCTTATGGCATATGATGTTTGTGGTGTTCAGCCAATGACTGGACCAACAGGCCTTATATTCGCCATGAAATCTCACTACACTTCACAAAGTGGAACAGAAGCTTTATTTAATGAAGCAGACACAGATTTCTCAGGTGCGGGAACACACGCTGGATCTAACCCAGTTGACGGCTCTTACACAACCGGTAACGGCGTAAGCACATCAACAGGTGAAGGTTTCGGTGATTCAACAACATTAAACCAAATGGCTTTCTCAATTGAGAAGACTACTGTTACAGCTAAGACAAGAGCTCTTAAAGCTGAATACACAGTAGAACTTGCTCAAGACCTTAAAGCAGTTCATGGTTTAGACGCTGAGTCAGAATTGTCAAATATCTTATCTCAAGAAATCTTAGCAGAAATCAACAGAGAAGTTATTAGAACAATCTACAAAGTGGCTAAAACAGGTTCCGCTTCAACAGCTACACCAGGAACATTCGACTTAGACGTTGATTCAAATGGTAGATGGTCAGTTGAAAGATTTAAAGGTCTTCTATTCAACATAGAAAGAGACGCTAACGTTATTGCACAAGACACACGTAGAGGGAAAGGTAACTTTATTATCTGTTCTTCAGACGTAGCTTCTGCTTTAGCAATGGCTGGTGTATTAGATTACGCTCCAGCTTTAAGCACAGACTTAAATGTTGATGACACAGGTAACACATTCGCAGGAACATTAAACGGTAGATATAAAGTATATATTGACCCTTATTCAGCAAACACAGGAGCTGCTAGCCAGTTCTACGTAGTTGGATACAAAGGCTCAAGTGCTTATGACGCAGGTCTTTTCTATTGTCCATACGTTCCATTACAAATGGTAAGGGCTATTGACCCTAGCACATTCCAACCTAAAATTGGTTTCAAAACTAGGTATGGTATGATTGCTAACCCATTCGTAACTCAGTCAGATGGGTCTACAGATGGCGACACATTTACAGCGGACAGAAACCAATACTACAGAAGTGTTAAAGTTTCAAACTTGATGTAAGACAAAAAACTTTATGTTTAAAGAGCGCTTTTTAGCGCTCTTTTTTTGTCTAGAAACTCTTATAAATAGTAGTATGGATATAAGAGACCACTATAAAGTGTTACATAATATTCAATTTGATAATGAACTGTTAAAAGAGCAATGTCAAAGTATAACCCCTGAGGAATGGGTAGCTAATACAACTACTCAAGACAATTGGGGAACACAAAGACAGGCACAAAATATCTTTTATGTATTTTCAGATTGGTATGATTATGAATACAATGAATGTAAAGTTCTTAAAGAACCAATTACAGATTTAGATAAAAGTGTTTGGGATATAGGCAATCAAATAAAACATGACTATGGTCCCAGGGCTAAAATAACAAAATTGTTACTATCTAAAATGAATGCTGGTGCAGAGATTAAAATACATATTGACCAGGAACAGTTAGCAAGAATACATAGAGTTCATTATGTTATTAAAACTAACAGCAGTGTATCATTTATTATTAACAATGAATGGAATTACTTTGAAGAGGGTATGTGCGTTGAGATAAACAATCAAAAACCACACGGAGTAGTTAACCAAGGAAAAGAAAGTCGCATACATTTAATTTGCGATATTTTAACATAGGAAAAAATATGGCATATGACCCAATAACAACGGCAAGTATAGATGACTCCTTAGTAGGAGCAAGTCCTGGGCAATCTCCGGTCGAGTTAGATTACCTAAGACCCACAGGATTTAAATTTCAGATTACTAATATACCTAACGTATCATTCTTTTGTCAGGCAGCTAACTTACCTCAGATGTCAATAGGTTCACCTATGCAGAATACTCCATTAACAGATATACCTTATCCAGGAGATAAACTACAGTTCGGAGAATTAATTATAAGATTCCTAGTGCAAGAGGATATGGCAAACTATAAAGAATTATATAATTGGTTAATAGGATTAGGCTCTCCACAAGACCATAAACAATTTTCAAATTTTATTAAAGGCCAACAATATAGATTTCCTAATCAAGGACAAAAAGAGTTAGCACAATTTAGTGATGCTGATTTATATATTTTAGATTCAAATAATAATCCATCACAGAAAATACATTTTGTAGATGCCTTTCCAATATCACTAAGTGGTTTGGATTTTGATATTAGTGCAGGTGACCAGCCATATTTTGTGGGTATAGCTGCATTTCGTTATCGCTTATTTACACTAGAAACAGTAAAATAATGCTTGACATCTGACCATTTATATCATATAATTACAACATGAGATTAGATTACAAAGACAAGGGTCGTATCGGTTTTACTTGTAGCACATTCGATTTGCTACATGCCGGCCATATTACAATGCTTGAAGAAGCAAAAAGACAATGTGATTATTTAATAGTAGGATTACAAGTTGACCCTACACAAGATAGACCTGAGAAAAACGGACCTGTTCAAAGTATTGTTGAAAGACAAATACAATTGGCAGCTGTAAAGTATGTAGATGAGATAGTAATGTATTCTACAGAAAGAGACTTAGAAGACCTATTATTAACCTTACCTATAAATTGTAGAATACTCGGAGACGAGTATAAAGAAAAGAACTTTACAGGTAAAGAACTATGTATTCAAAGAAATATAGATATTATCTATAACTGTAGAGACCATAGTTTTAGTTCAACAAGTTTACGTAAAAGAGTTTACGAAGCAGAAATATTAAGGAAACAAACAAATGGCGTATAGCAAAAAAGTTGTTCAACGTTTTGAGGACACATTAGCAAACCCAGAAAAATTTAGTGTTGGTAGGTTTGACCCTAATGATGCAAACATAGGAACCGGTATGGTCGGAGCACCTGCCTGTGGTGATGTGATGAAATTACAAATTAAATGTAAACCGCAAGGTAACACCCATGTAATAGAAGATGTAAAATTTAAAACATATGGTTGTGGCTCTGCTATTGCATCCTCAAGTGAATTAGTAAACTTACTAATAGGTAAAACATTAGAAGAAGCCAAAGAAATTAAAAACAAAGACATAGCAGATATTTTAGAATTACCCGCTATTAAAATTCATTGTTCAGTATTAGCGGAGGATAGTATTAAACAGGCCGTTGAGGACTTTGAAAGTAAATTATAAATTAGAGTATATATTATGATAACATTAAAAGAACTCCAAGATGAATGGAGTGTCGATTGTAAAATTGACGAACTACAACTAGGCAAAGACGCCAGCAAAACACCCGAGTTACATTCCAAGTATCTTAGCCATATGTCTAACGTAAGATTACAGTTACGTAAGTCTGAGGCTGCACTATACAAGTTAAGAAACATAAAGGCACAATACTTTAGAGGCGAGTTATCCAAAGAGGAACTTGATGCCTTAAGTTGGGACCAATATTTAGGAGTTAAACCTCTTAAACAGGACCTATCAGATATGTTAGATGCAGATGATGATGTAATTGAACAAACAAATAAGGTAGAATATCTTAAAACAATGGCAGACTTTTTAGAAAGAGTATTAAGGTCATTGAATAGTAGAACATGGGATATTAAAAATATGATTGAGTGGACTAAGTTTACTAATGGTCTTATGTAATGATTAAAGTAACTGAAAAGGACGCTGTTAATATTAAAGTTGATACAGATGATATATCTGTGTTACAGGAAATTAGCGACTTCTTTACATTTGATGTTCCTGGTGCAAAGTTTATGCCAGCATATCGTAGTAGGATGTGGGATGGTAAAGCGAGACTTTTCAATATGTATGCCAAAGAATTACCTTATGGGTTATTAGAATACTTAAAAGAATTTTGTCAACAACTAGAATATAAATTAAAAATAGACTTACCCCAACATGGGGATTTAGTTTCGGCTCAGTTTGTCAAAAAGTTTGCAGACGAGTTAAACCTACATAGTAAAGGACAGAAGATTGAAATACGTGATTATCAATTAGATGCAGTTAAACAGGGTATAGAACAATCTAGAACCCTATTACTAAGCCCTACGGCGTCCGGGAAGTCCCTTATAATTTATACACTAATGCGTTACTATCAAAATAAAAACAAGAAACAATTGATAGTTGTTCCTACAACCTCTTTAGTAGAACAAATGTTTGGAGACTTTCAGGATTATGCCAGTGAAGTAGATTGGCAGGCAACAGAACATTGTCATAGAATATATGGTGGCAAGGAAAAATCAAATGAATTTCCTATTACTATATCTACATGGCAGTCAATATATAAGTTTCCTAAATCCTGGTTTGAAAAGTTTGATGTAATATACGGAGACGAAGCCCATTTATTTAAAGCAAAGTCTTTAACATCTATAATGAATAAATGTAATACAGCCCCTTATAGATTTGGAACAACAGGAACATTAGACGGAACAAAAACTCATAGGTTAGTTTTAGAAGGTTGTTTTGGGCCTGTGTATAAAGTAACAACTACTAAAAAATTAATGGATGCAGGAGACTTAGCACATTTAAAAGTAACCTGTCTTTTAATTAACTATCCCGATGAGGAGAAAAAGAAAGTAGTTAAATTAAATTACCAAGAAGAAATGGATTACCTAGTAAGTAATGAAAAAAGAAATACGATACTAACAAATTTAAGTATTACACAAAAAGGAAATACTCTTGTTTTATTTCAATACGTTGAGAAGCATGGTAAAATTTTATATGAGAAAATTAAAAACAAAGTAGTTGAAGGAAGAGAAGTTTATTTTGTGTATGGCGGAACAGATGCAGAACAGCGTGAGCAAATAAGAGCCTTGACAGAAACAAAAGAGGATGCTATAATAGTTGCCTCATATGGGACATTTTCCACGGGTATAAATATAAGGAACTTACATAATGTTATATTTGCTAGTCCGAGTAAAAGTAGGATTAGAAATTTACAAAGTATAGGTAGAGGTTTAAGGAAGGGAGACAAGAAAATTAGTTGTAACCTTTTCGATATTGGCGACGATTTATCTTGGAAGTCAAAGAAAAATTATACTTTGACACATATGATAGAACGTATTAAATTATATAATGAAGAAGGCTTTAAATACAAAATGGTAAAACTAGACACATGACAGAAGTTGTAATAATTAAAACTAATTCAGGTGAAACTATACTGGCTCAATCTGAGGTTCCAAGTGATGTTTATCAAGAATTTAATTTTATAACTTTAGTTCATCCCCTAGAAATAATTACTAGAGTTGAAATTTTAAGAGAACTTTATTATTTAAAACCTTGGGTGCCAATGTCCAAGGCAAAGGTATTAACTATTAATACTCGTAACATTACAACAATGACAATGTTAAGAGAAGAATTAATTGATGGTTATGAGGATGGCGTTCAAAAAGCCTATTATGGCAAAGCATTAAAAGCTTTAGATTTTGGAGGAGATATTCCTCGAGATGATGATGAAGAGTTTTCTCAACAAGACTTGGAAGAGTATGCAGAAGCAATAATAAAAGGGAAAGTTAATTAAAGGTTATTATCTTTAATCGCTACAGAGCGAAGTATAAAGGTAAAAATATAATTTGTCAATAGTTTTTTAAAATGAAGGAGACCAAAGTGAAAGACAAGAAAGCAAAACCGCATTACGT